AGGTTGTCAAGTCTGGCACCCAAGTGGAAAGCAGCAACGGCCCTCGCTTGAATCAGAGCGCAATGCAGCGCGTTCGTGCATCCGGAGATGTGCGTGATGCGGCTGCGGTTTTACGGTCACTCATGGGTTAAGCCCAAAGGAGATAAGCATGGCTATCGTAGCGAATACCTACACCTCTTACGACACGATCGGCATCCGGGAACAACTGGATGACATGATCTACAACATTGCCCCAACTGATACCCCGTTTATGAGCGGTATCAAAAAAGGCAAAGCCCAAAATATCTATTTTGAATGGCAAACCGACACTCTGGCGGCTGCGGCTAACAACGCCCAGCTCGACGGTGACGACGTTGCATCCTTCACGGCAGTCGTTCCGACCACCCGTATCGGTAACCGTACCCAGATCAGCCGCAAGGTTTTCCTGGTCTCTGCCACTGAACAGGCTATCCTGAAAGCTGGTCGCAAGGACGAAGTCGCCTATCTGACTGCGCTCAAGATCAAGGAACTGAAGCGCGATCAGGAAACCGCCCTGACCCAAAACACCACGGCTGTCACTGGCACAACTGGTGTCGCCCGTCAGACCCGCGGCTTGGAAGGCTGGGTGGCCACCAACAGTTCCCTGGGCGTAGGCGGTGCAAACCCCAACCCCACGACCAATACCGCTCCAACCGACGGTACTCAGCGTGCTTTCTCGGAAACCATCCTGCGTGCTGGCCTGCTGGCTGCGTTCACCGCTGGTGGCAACCCTGATACCCTCATGGTCGGCCCTGGTAACCGTCAGGTTGTCTCTACCTTCACGGGTAACGCGACCCGCTTCAAGAAGGCCGAGGACAGCACCCTAAACAGCACGATTTCCGTGTATATCAGCGACTTCGGCGAATTGAAGGTTGTCCCCAACCGTTTCCAACGTAACCGCACGGCCTTTGCCCTGCAAATGGATATGTGGGAACTGATGATGCTGCGTTCTTACGACACCGTCGAACTGGCGAAAACGGGTGACGCTGACAAGCGCATGATCGTTGTGGAATATGGTCTCAAAGCCAACCAAGAAGCGGCCTCCGCTGCCTTGCGCGACCTGACCTAATGACCTAGGGGGCGGGGGTTAAGTCCTCCTCCCCCCTCTTTGGAGCATATATGGCTGATGGAATTGGAATAAGCGTAACAGGGGCAACCGTAGCCTCGGGCGCTGCAAGTGCAAACGTTGTTATCCCTACCCTGCCTGGCGGCATCCCGACCAAGTATTACCGCATCGCCGCCTCTCAGGCCGCTTATGTCAAGATCGGTCAATCTGGCGTGGCTGCGGTGGCTGGTGATATGGTGGTTCAGCCTGGTGACGCTGTGATCGTTCGCGCCTCTGGCCCTTACGTCGCTGCTCTGCAACAGACGGCCGCTGGTGTGGTTCAGATTTCTCCGCTTGACGACGTATGATGGACTTTGACGATATCCTGGAGCCGGTGATTGATTACAACACCGGGCACATTGATACAGGCGTTCAAACCGCCTCGGGGCTGGTTGACGGCAAGATGGTTTTCAACCGTTTTGCAGACGTCGAACCCACGCTCGATTTGCTCTCCGGGATGCGTCAGATTACTGATGGTAAAGGCAAAGAATTCTGGTGGATTGGTGAAATCCCCAATGTGATTCTTGAAAAGTACCTCAACGAAAACGGGGTCACTTATCAGGAATTTATGACCGATAAATCCCACGCGCGGCGCATATTGCAAAACCCGGACTATAGTAAGTTCAGGGTGTTTGAAGGGTCTTACTGATGCTCGACACGTACGCCAACCTTTCGCAAAGCATTGCCGATTGGACAAAACGCACCGATTTGACGGCGTTCATCCCCGACTTTATAACCCTCCTAGAGTCAAAGTTTTCCCGAGATCTCCGCATCCGAGCGATGCTGACAACGGCCACCCTTACATCAACGGCAAGCTCTCGAACTCTTGCCCTTCCCACAGACTGGCTGGAATTTGATTCAGTTGTCCTGGTCGGTCAGCCAAATAGGGTTTTGACCTACGTAACCAACGAAACCCTGGACAACAACTTCCCCGAAAACGCCACGTATTCCAAGCCCGAGGTCTACACAATCGTGGGTTCAAACATGGAACTAGGCCCCGTTCCTGACGCCGCCTATCAACTCGCGGTCACGTATTACAAGAAGTTCGATTCAATTCAGACTGCCGGGACAAACTGGCTTTTGACCAACCATCCGAGCTTGTATCTGTTTGGAGCGCTCATTGAAGCAAGCGCGTTTGGCTTCGCTGACGAACGTCTGCCCCTCTGGGTGCAAAGGTTTAATTCTGAGATCGAATCCCTAAAAGTCGCTGACGAGCGTTCTAACTGGTCAGGCTCTGCACTTCGTGTGCGCGTCGCTGTTTAAGGTAAACCCATGTCCGTTGAAACCGCACCCTATATCAACTCCCTGAACACCGCTCTCCCTGCGTCAAACGACCCAAAGAGCGAAGGTGATGATCATCTTCGGGTGATTAAATCCGCTGTCAAGGCGACATTCCCCAACATCACGGGCGCGGTGACGGTCACTCAAACAGACCTCAACACAGTCCCCAACCTTGCCCCCAAAGCCTCCCCGGTGTTTACGGGTAACCCCACAGCGCCTACTGTTTCAGCGTCTGACAACACCACAACCCTGGCCACTACAGCAATGGTGCAGGCGGCTCTCATCGCCTCTACAGGCATCGGTGGTCAGCTCCCTGGTCAATCTGGCAATGCCAACAAGTTCCTCAAGACGAACGGATCTGTAGCAAGCTGGTCAGACGACTCCCGCATCAAACTAGCGCCCATCGCAGGCGGCACGCTCACAGACCATTACTCACACTACACAATTGCGGCCAACGCTTCCTACACCCTCCCTGACATAACGGGCACAGATTCATTTGGTCTAATCTATCCCTCAAACTCTACGGCAGTCCCTGCAACGGTGACAACCTCTGACGGGTGGTCGGTGGCTACGGGTGCGACTGCGGGTGCTCTTAGGATAGTTCCTCCCTTGTCCACTGTTACCGCTCACGGGATATGGGGTTCGGGTGTGTCGATGACCCCTCCCACGCTTGCATCAATCACGGTTTCGGGGCCAACCGTACTCGGCACAGCCCAGCTAGATACCAACCTCGTCGTGGTCATTCATCGGACTGCTGGTCAGGTTTACGCAGTTGCAATCAACACCCTGACAAACACGGCAGGCGCTCCGATTGCGATGATGGCCTACAACAACGCCACAGGCTTTGGGGTGTGGGCTGATAGCACGACTTCTTTTGTGGTGGCTTGTAACTCTGGCCCAAGCAATACAAGTTTTCAAGCTGGCTCAGTCTCCGGCACGACGATTTCCCTTGGTACTGCGGTTGCATTGGGGCAAGATTCGGTCAACACAATCAAGCTCAACAATGGCTTGTATGTCGCCAACACAACCCAGGCCACAGGCTTATTCGCCCTCACGGTTTCGGGCACGACAATCACGGCGGGTACTGCGGTTTCGGCTGGCGCTGCTGGTAACGCGGTCGGATGGTCATACATCGCCCGTTCATCCAACACCGAATTTTTGCTGGCTGTATTGGCTACGGGTGGTGGGGCAAACGCTCGCGCCCTATCCGTCTGCATCGGCTCAGTTTCAGGAACCACGATCACGCTTAATGCTACCTCAGTTGGCACAAACATCGAGGCCAATAACGGATTAAACGTCCTCACCGAATTTGTTGAAGGCTCGTCTTATATCGCTGTCTGTCAAAACGGCACCACGGGCACATCGGGCGATTTTTACGGCATCTCGGTCTCAGGGACGACTGCCACTCTCGGAACCGTCACAACTCGCACCACAGACCTCCCTGCGGCTTATGACAAGTCCCGCTATATCTACAACCCTGCCAAGCCGCTGATTAAATACAACAGCACGACGATGCTTTTCGGGCATCGGATTACAGGTATTTACGCGGTCACAATCTCAGGGACAACACTGACGTTCGGCGCGGCGTATCAACCCTATGGCGCAGTTGTGGCCAACTTCGTAACCGATTTCACGGGCACGAATATCTACTCCATCGGCTCGGCGGCGTTTGATAAATTGACCGTCACGGGCACAACGGTAAGCTCATCCTTTCAGGTGGCTGCCGTCCCTTCAATCATCATCTCCGACACGCTCACAGACGCGGCAGTCAACTACGGCGGCACTTGGTACACCTGGGTACTTCCAACCATGCTCACCGCGCTTACGTCGAATAAGTGGCTACGCTCCACAGGCGCAACTAATCTCACCATGTCAGGGCCAATCGCATGATTTATCCAGTCGGTTACATTGACCCCCGCGAGATAGCCAAAGCTGCTCGCACGGATGCCGTCTCCCGGATTACGGTGACAACCTCTGCAGGGCACACCTTTGACGGCGATGAGATTTCACAAACCCGAATGGCTCGGGCGATCATTGCCCTACAGGCCACCGGGACACCAACGGTTAATTGGGTGCTGGCTGATAACTCTGTGATTCAGGCAACTCCGAATGAACTCGCCGAGGCACTGGCGCTGTCCGGCGCGGCTCAAGCGGCTATTTGGGTGATTTAATGCGCGCAAAAATTGAAAACTGCGGCAGCGGGATAAATAGCGACCTCACCCCCGAGGAAATCGGGCCGGGGTTTTGGAATATCTCGCAGAATATGCGCTTCGCTGACGGGTACGCAACACGATTCAGGGGAATGACGCAGGTTTTCAACACTCCCTCGGTCACTCCATATTTTCTAACCCCATACGCGACTACCACAGCCAGATACTGGATACACGCCGGGACTAATGCGGTTTACGCTGATGACGGCACAACCCGGACTAATATCACAGGCACAGCGCCCACAGGTGGCGTTGATAACCGTTGGTCAGGCGGGTCGATTAACGGGGTTTTGATTCTCAATAATGGGGTTGACAACCCGACATATTGGGCGGGGACGGGTACTCTGGCAGCTATCCCCGGCTGGACGGCAACTTGGAAAGCGGCTGTACTTCGCCCTTTCAAAAACTTCATTGTTGCGTTAAACATAACCAAAAGCACGACCAATTACCCCCACATGGTTAAATGGTCAACCACGCTTAACCCTGGCTCGATTACTGCCGCGGGTGATTGGGACGAGACCAACCCGGCCAAAGACGCTGGTGAACAAGACCTGGCGGAAACCCCTGATTTGCTGGTGGACTGTCTGCCAATGGGTGACCTGAACATTGTTTACAAAGAGCGTTCGATGTACGCCATGAGCTATGTCGGTGCGCCTTATATCTTTAGGTTCCAAAGGCTCCCAGGTGATGTAGGGATGTTGGCTCCTGGTTGTGGCGTGAACACTCCTGCGGGTCATGTTGTGCTGGCTGCGGGTGATGTGATCGTGCATAACGGTCAAGGCGCTCAATCAATCGCAAATGCAGTTATTCGGGATTACATATTCAAAAACATCGATTCGACCAATTACAAACGCTCGTTTGTTACCGCAAACCCGCAAAGGAACGAAGTTTGGGTGTGTTTCCCCTATGGGGTTTCCTCCACTTGTAATACCGCCTGCGTTTGGAATTGGGTAAGCAAAACCTGGTCAATCCGTACGCTGTCAAACGTGACTTATGGGGCGTTCGGGCAATTCAATATCTCGTCCACAAACACATGGGCGGCAGATACTCAGACCTGGAACTCAGACGCCACCTCCTGGAACGAAAACGAGTATTCCCCGGCAGAAGCTCGTTTGCTTATGTCCCATTCAACTCCTTTAATTAGCCTGGCTGACACTGGCACAACCGATTTTGGCTCACTGATAAACGCCACCCTGGAACGGTCAGGGATGCACATGGACGACCCGTATAGTATGAAGGTTTGCCGGGGGATATTTCCGAGGATTGACGGACAAACGGGCGGGACGATCACTGTGGAAATAGGCGGCTCAATGGTGGCTGATGCGCCTCCTACCTGGTCGGCTCCAGTTACCTTTCGGATTGGGGTCGATCAGAAAATAGATAGCTTTGCGTCTGGACGTTATCTCTCCGTGAGATTCTCCAACGCTGATTATTCACCCTGGCGAATCCGATCATTCGACATTGATTATGTTGTCAACGGGGCATACTAATGGCGCGATATACACCTGCAATCGTAAATAATCCCCAAGTTGATAATGAACTTGGTAAAATCGCGCAAGCCTTGGACACGGCAGACGCGCAGCTCAATTTAGATATGCTGTACGCGCCACCCAAAAAGTTCCGCGAAGGCACGATTGTTTTAGCCGATGGAACTTCATGGAGTCCGTCAGGTTTAGGCCGGGGGTTTTACGGTTATTACAGTGGTGCATGGAATAAATTGGGGTAAATTATGAGTCTAGGTTTTACACCGCAACCCATGGAAAATTGGGTTTCAAATTACTACAAAGGCTGGACGCCCTCCGCCTCGCCATTGGACGCAAACACCGTTAAAACAGGTCAGCAATGGCTTGCAAATCAAGGCTTGGGCACGATGGGGCCTAATGGCTTTCAATACGGCGGCACAAGCGCAAACGACCCAAAGAACATGATGACCATGGGCGCAGCTCGCGGCATGGGTTATTCTTCCGATCAGGTTTCACAGATCACAGGCGTTCCGGTTGACCAGATCAACCAATGGATGAGCGACCCGCACAATGCGGCACTCGCGCAGAATGAATCATGGTCTCAGGCCAATGAAAATCTTTACAACCCAACTAACTCGGTTGTCTCGCAAGAAGTTTCCGACCTGCGCGATCATCTTAATTTCACGCCTTCGCCACGCAAAGAAATAGATTATTCGTCTTTGTATTCGTCACCCTCAATGACTGAATACAAAAAAAACCCCTACCTGGACGAAATGGCGAAGGGGATTACAAGCCAGATGAACCAGAACTGGACGAACAACCTGGAACCGTCCATCCGCTCGGGTGCAATGGCCGCTGGTGGGTTCGGTGGGTCTCGTCAAGGGGTTGTAGAAGCCAACGGGCTAAATGACCTTAACCGCTCGCTCGGGCAAAACCTGACGAACCTTTACGGGCAGGACTACACAAATTCCATGAACCGTAACTTGCAAAAATACGGGATGGATCAGTCCTACAACCTTGGTTTGCGGGCTAATGACCTCGGTTTCGCCGGGCTTGATGCGCAGATCGCCCAAAACAACTTCGGCAATCAATTGGCTGGCGCAAACTTCGGGCTTAATGCTTACGGCCTGCTAAACCAAAGCAACGCCGGGGCTACTCAGGCAGGGGGTGCGATCCAAAACACTCCGCAACAATACTACAACACCAACCTGAACAACCTCGGGGCTATCTCTGGGCAGGGTGGGTCTAATAGTATGTCTGGTCAGGGTAACCCCTGGCTCAGTGCCATAGGCGGCGCTCAGATGGGCAGCAAATTTAATCTCGGGTTTTAAGGGGCGAATATGGACTTAGGAACTGCACTCGGTGGCTTGTTGGGATTTGTAGGCGGCTCCGGCAAAACAACCCAGACCGCTAACCGCGACCCTTGGGGGCCAGCACAACCCTATTTGTTGGATGCTCTGAAACAGGGTCAAGCCCTGAATCAGTATTACCAACAAAACCCATTCAACGCCCAGCAAAAGGCGGGTTATCAAAACGTCATGTCTGACGCTGATTACCTCCGGCAAAACGTCATGCCCGGCGTGATGCAGTTTGCCAACAACGCGATGGGCGGCAGTTACTCCCGTAACCCCGTAGGCGTGGGCATGGGCAATGTCAGCTCAAACATCACGCGCTCAACCCCCACAGGTGGCCCGTTCGGCGTTGCTCCTGGTCAAGCCTTTGGTCAGATTGATTGGGCGAAAATCAACCCGTTTACACAGTCTCAAACGGCCCCAGCGGCTCAATCCACTCAATTCAATGAGGACGGTGCGCGGCCTGGCTCTTGGGTCAATGCTTCATCCTCCGGTCAAGGCGGTGACATTATGGGCACGCTCCAAAAGTCCCTCAACACCCCCCAGGGCGCTTACCTGGCTTACCTTGCTTCGCGTATCGGTCTGCTCGGAAACATGACCCAGCAACCGGCTCCAGTCGAGGATAAATCCTTTCAGCCGACTTACTACGAAAACAGCGGGGAGTCTTACTAATGGGCTTACTTGACGTTCTAAACTCCGACGAAGGCCGGATGGGTTTGGCCTTGCTTGCTGCTGGTGCACCTCGGCTTGACGGGGCAGGGTTTGGGCAAAGGTTAAATGAGGCTGTGGGGTCGTTTGATCAATACAAGTCCGGGCAGGATGCAGCGTCATTCAAAAAACTCCAAGCTGACGCGCTTCGGCAGGAGCTGCTAGGCCGACAAAACGCCGCTACTGAGGCTGCTCGCTTGCGTGGGCTGATGCAAAGCGACATGAGCTATCAGGACATGGTGCGTCAAGGCGTCCCGGTTGAACAGGTCAAAGCCCTGGCAGAGTCCCGCAACTTCGGGCGCGATGAAGTAGCCCGGACGACAGAGATCGAAGGCCCAGGCGGTCAAAAGATCATCCAAGGGTTTGATAAGTTCAACAACCCAATCGGCGCAGGCGTGGCCGGATATGTTGCGCCTCAACTGGTCAACCAAGGCGACCGCCAAGCCTTTGTAAAGCCCTCTGCCGGGTTATCTCTGCCCGTTGGTATGTCGCCCTCTGAGCGTGACGCATCGGCGC